ATAGCACCATCGCTTCACGTGCACCAAAAGTTTGGCGGTATGCTTGAGCTTCTTCTTTGGTTTCACAGCCATTTGCAGAGACATAAGCGAACCCACGTAGCTTTTGAGCCAAAGCGATTAATGCAACGGATACTGGAGAGGTATCAAGACCGGGAATACCTAAAATTCGTGGTTTTACGCCTAGCTGTGCTTCAGCTGCAAGCAAGGCGTTCATACCCGTATATTTACCGTTGACTGAACCGCCAATGATTGCGGACGTTTGTTCTGCAGCATCAGCTTTCTGTTCTACACGTACAACTACGGTGGCAGGATTAGTTTGATCAGCAATCGCTTGAAGTGAGCGTGCTAATGTTCCCTGATCCCCTGCTTTGTCTAAAGCAGCTTGAACATTTGTAAGTAATACGGGTGTATTTAAAGGAAATTTGGTTGCATCTGCATCGGATGCAGTACATACCATACCAACGACGGAACTTGATACTGTTCGTATTGGTCTGGTGCCATCATTGAGTTCTAAAACTCGGACACCATGGTGATAATCTTGAGCCATAAAAATAGCCTGTAATCTGGTTAGTTTTCAGATCACAGGCTTACAAATTGAAGTTTTTAAGTCATGTTGTAAGGTTTGTATATCAGTTATATACAAATGAACTTAATCCCCTACTTTAAAGTGTCATTGCATAGCGCCACATTTCATCGATTTCATCATTAGAAATATCTAAAAGAGTAAGCATATATTTGACTGAATCATTTGCACGCTCAAACTTTTCTGATTCGTTATATTCAATCTGAACTCGTGTTTTTAGCGCTGGATCTTCAATGGCTGCTATAGATTGTTCTACCTTTTCTAACAACTCATACTGAAGGAGCGCAAGCTTAAATTGGCGTCTTGTAAGAGGCTTAAATTCAGCAAGTCGCAACTGTTCTTTTTCTTCATCAGAAAGATAGTTTTGTGGATTAAGATGGCGATCAATTTCTTCAGTCGTCATTTCAATTAAATCTGCTTCAAATGCAAATACTTCGCCAGTGTTTTGATTTCTAAAATATTTCATCGTAATTCACTCCATTTTTGAAAACTGCCATTTACTCTATATGTAGATCCGTTGGGAATAAGTACAGAAGTAGGTTTTGATTGGTTATAACCATCTTGGTTACCAATTGACATGACTGTAATACCGTCTACGAGTAAATCGAAAGATCCTGCGTTATTCCAACTCGGGGTTAGGACCATAATTTGAATCGGCTTACCTGTCGTATTCGTATATGTTGTATTTGAGGAACGGCTTGAAGTAACGTCTGACCAGCTTTGTCCCACACCAATCGCATTATTTGAGGTCGTATTAATCGTAATATTTCCCGAACCATCAAAGTTAGCAGAGCCAGAAACTGCGCCAGTTATAGCGATGTTTCGAGCTGTCTTTAATTTCGATGCAGAATCTGCATTTTTTCCAGAATAATACCAACCACCCCATGATTGACCACTATCCCACGATTGACGAACAGCAAAGAAGACGTCATTGCTGCCTCCAGTCAGATGAGGAAAAAACACTTGCGCTATTGCAGCACCTGATCGATAAACCTGTAAGAATCCATAGCCATATATTCCTGCAAGACCATCATTAGATGAACACACATATACACCCGCAGTTAAAGCTGCATTCAGTTGTGATTCATTTTCGATACCCCCATTCAACCTTTGTTCAGCAGTAATGGTAATGGCTTGTGTGCCATCAAAAGTAACACCATTGATTGCTCTTGAGTTTTGAAGCTTAGTTGCTGTTGCTGCATTACAATCAATTCCGTTCGAATTTAATCGAGCAATGACATTGCCATTTTGTGCATTAATGAAATTAAATATCCCGCTATATACCGCAAGATTCATTCGATCAACACCAGAACGCCCCATATCAATGTAATGATATGAATCTGAAGCAACCATGCCCGTTGTCGTGGTTATATTGCCTGTAACATCATTGGTTCCGTCAAAATCAAGCCCAAAAATTTTCCGAGTATTTTTAAGTTTGGTAGAACTTGCGGAGTTTCCTGATATATCGGAATCTGTAAAAGCAAATTCTTTTTTATTCAGATAATCAATTGTGCTATCTGTTCTAACGACGCAACTGATCAGTTTTGTTCGACCAGTCAGAATATCAGTTGAAATAATAAATGTTCCACCATCTATCTGAGATGAAACTAAGCCAGCAGCATACTGGGCAAGAAATTTACCACTGCCGTTGTCAAAAAATGCCGTCGATTTATCTTTGTAATACTGAATAAAATCTGAATCATTACTAAAAGATGTTTGTTCTATTGCAAGTTTCTTAGCTGCGACAGCAGTTGCTGTTTTATCAAGTTTATCTGCACTCAACTGTTGTCGAATTGATCTAGGCACATCATTGGCGTTATATGCAATCGGTTGAACCGTTTCGCCATTTAATGAATATGAGGCAGTTCGAATAATTGGAGTGCAGCCTTTGGCCACATAAACATCATATTTTGTGCCACCACGAGCATAGAAGACTGCATTCGAGCTTGCCCCCATCTGACTGATGCTGAGAATGGGAGATTGTGAACTCCAAGTATATCCAAAAGAGTTAATATTACGATCAACCGTATTGCTACCCCAATCATCTGGATACTCATTCCAATCCGCAAAGACAGAAAATGAACCACCACCATGTGTAGACCACGGTGCTTGGTATGATGAAAAGAGAGTATCGATTATAAATCTGACCCTTTTTTTTCCTGCGATCCTAGTCGTAACTGGATAGTAGGTATCTTTGTTAAGAGCGGTTAGATCAATGGTAAATTTATCAAGCAAACTATAATCAGTTAATGCATTTACTTTATCGTTGATTAATTTTCCCTGTTTTGCTGTGAGTGCTTTGCTTGAATCATCTGTTGTCAAATCATCTGTAAGCAGTACAACACCACTCTGAGTTACTGAAGCTGAACGAATATTCTGCTGTGAAATTGCCGTAATTTGACCCGCTGCATTGACTGAAATCTGCGGAATTTGAATGGTCGAAGCATATGTTCCAGCAGCTACGCCAGAGTTGGCCAATGTTAAAATACAAGATGCGTTTGCAGAACCGTCGAATGTGACCGAGCCTGTTGCTGCTCCCGAATAGCTAATTGTTCGGGCTGTTTGCCATTTTGAAGCTGTTGCAGCATTTCCAGAAAAGCCACCTGATGTGCTAAGAACACCAGAGCCATTTAAACTTAATAAATCTGTAAATGTATCGCTAGCATCTGCACTAATTTCAAGTTTATTACCGCTTACAATGCGAAAAACCCTATCTTTAGCAATTGCAAGGACACCACCAGATCCTTGCTTTTTTACAAAGCCAATGTCTTTATCAATACCTACAGTTAAAACTGTATTATCTGAAGTAAGTTGCACACTGCCAGATACACTTCCACCAGTTTTGGCAAATTTTTCATCTTGAAGTTTTTTACCCTGATTCGCAGTTAGTGGTTTAGAAGCATCATCCGTTATTAAATTATCAACCAACTCATTACGTCGAATATAATTTTTATTTACCCATTCACGAGTTGCATATATCAATGAATCATCAAGATAAAGAGCTATTACTTCAGCATTTTGAATATTAATGACTAGCTTGATATTGATTTCACGTGCACCGCCCTCATCGGCTAAAGGTTTATATGTTGGAGGATAGCTCGCATTGACGACCATCGTATTTCCAGCATAAAGACCAAGCTCGCGGATATAGAAACCACCAATATTGGATGGAATAATCGCTTCACAAACGATCTGGTTTGTATTATTTGGATTGATTTCTACTACGTTTAATGCAATCCGAGCTTTTTCATTAATTAAGGCTGTTCTTGTTTCAGATGGTACCGGAACAGATCCATTGCCATCTCCCACCGCAATGTGTGAATAATTGATTTTATTACTTACAGTTGCACCAGCAATTAATGCTTTACCGTTATTGGTTAAAATACCTTTATAAGTGGCCATTCTAATTACTCGACAAAAATTGTGACTGTTTCAGCACCGTGACAACCAATAGCAACACGAGGAATACAAAGCGGTTGGACGTTAATAACTAAATTTGTTAGGTGACGTGATGCAGGCTTTGCATTTTTGACAAGCCTGTTTACTTCTGCGTAAGTTGCGTCGGTAAGTTCAAGCCCGTTTAGATCCAGCGTTAAGGAAAAAGTACCTGGTACCCCGTTTGGAACTGTTTCAAACCATTCCTGAAACTCACATGTATATCCAAACTGAGCGAGTACTTCTCGAACTGCTGTTCGGGTACCTTTGATTTGATGTTGCCTAAATGATTTTTTTATTAGTTGGCGTTGAAGTGATGGTTGCCAATCAGTATCCCAACTATCAACTGAGTATTGCCAAGCCAGAAATGACAAAAAATGATCTGGAGCTTGGTCAATTGATGCCAAACTCTTAATTTGAACAGGAAGCTCTAAACTATTTGCACAAACGTCCGTAACGTTACGATCAAAACGAGTGCTATTAGGAGGCAGCAATTTACTCATTCAACGCCCCCAATAACCACGGAAATATTTTCACAAAACGAGGCTTGTGTTGGAGTTAAAACAACATCGGCAGTTGGATTAAGCAACTTAATGGCTTGAGCAAGTACAGTTGCTGCTTCGGGATCTTTACCGATGTATAGCTTGGCATTAATTGAATAATTAATAATTTCAGCAGATATAACTGTGACACGATCTCCTATTGGCCGCTTTTCTTCAGCATTCGCTGCCTTGTCGACAATCTGGACAAGCTCAGGGGAAGCAGATCCTGTTAAAGAGTCCGCTTGCAGAATGGTCAAAGTAACATGGGCTGGCATTGGTGAAGTAATTGAAACGTCAGCAACTCGGCCATCAGCATCACGCGCAATTTTTTTATAAGCTGCTTCTGGTCCAGCTACCGACAATGAATCAAATGCAAGTTGGATACGTTCACGAAAAGCTGGATCTGATTCATAGACAGCAGGAACAGGTGGCGTTTTTGTATTGTCTGCAGGCTTAATAATCAGACGTTTAACATTGTAATTTGCGCCTAGTTGATCTAAATCATTTTTTTCCGCATAAGCCAATAATAAGCCACGTGCTGCGGTATTAATCCGATTTCTTAACACTGTTTCACGATAAGAATTTTCTTCAATGTATTTCGTCAAAGGCTCACTTTCACGGTTAAGTACTTCTGTAATC